ACCGCTACCAATATCACTTGAATCTAATTCCTCTTCGATTTCTTCCTCTTCACCTTCCATTTCAGCTTGTAGCTTCTTTGATAGGATTGATTGTAATCTTGGAGTAAACGCTTCCTCAAGTGCAATCTTAGCATTAGCGATTGCAGTTTCTCTTACAGCTTTAGCATCAGCAATTGCTTCTTTTAACAATTTTGAATTTGCCATTTTACTTGTTACTTTTTAAAATTTGCTGAAGTTATTTGAGGAACCTCAATATAGAATAGTGTAAATTGGTTGTTCGGTCACTAAACATTAAAAGTTAGTATTCATTAACCAAAGGAACCCACATGAAAGTGGGTTATTATACGAATAAATATATAAAAATTTATAAAAACATAAAAAACTAAAGAAAATTATAAGTTTTTTATATAATTGGTGTATAAGGTTATTTTTTAATCTTACCTTTTTTGATATCTCTCTTTAAATCTTCGAGAGCATTGATTTGGTCTTGAATTGCCATTTCTAAACTTACGTTTCTATACTTAGCTTGTTTTCTAACAGCTAACATTGCAATTCTTTTTTCTTCAGTAGATGGTCCTTCGTTTACTGATTCATTAAACATTTTAATTATTTTCTTTTGAATAGGATTGTTTGGTCTACCTGCAAGAGCAGAAACTAATTCCATTCTTTGAGGTAATCCACCCTTTTCAACATATTTAAGAAGTTTAGTAAAATTCAATGCGTGTTTAGAAACAAAATCTTCAACTGCTTCAGGTCTTGTACCTGTGAAGTACGCAATTTTTTTGATTTGTGGTTCTACACCTTCGTTTACTGATTCTTCTACAAATCCTTTTTTCAAAAGTGCGTTTCTGAAAGTTTCTAAATCTTTTTTGTTTTTGAAGATTTGAATTCCAAAGAAATCACTACCATCTTTGTGTTTTTGTTTTCCATCGTGGTAAGAGATTGTGTATTTAGCTTTACCAATACCATCTTGCTGTCTGAATCTTTTCTTACCTTCAGTCATTTCAGAGATTACTTTTTCTCTCATAATCTCTCTTACGATTTTTCTAAGTTGTTCTTTCATCTTTGGTAATCCTTTATGTTTTGTTGCTGCAAAATCTTCTATCTCTTTTTCACTCATTCTATCAGCGATATCTTTTATTTCATCTGAAACCTCTGAAGCAGGTACTTCACCTCTTTTGAATGCTAATGCCAATCCAAATAACTTTTGTTGTTGTTGTGATTGTGCAGGCATCTTATTTCATTTTTTTCATTATGTGCTTTTTAGCAAATCTCTTTACCACAGCCACAGCCGCCTTTAATGCCGTAGCTTCATCTTCAACATCATCCTCAAATTGTTTGATATCCCATTGGTTTTTTACTGGGAATCCTTGTTGATTAGTAATGTATATTTGCCATACCCCACCAAAATCTTCATCAATATATAAACCACCAGCATATCCAAATGGTATAATTTCATATCCTGTTCTTACACGACCTTGTGGGATTTTTTTTACTTTTACATCGGATGTATTTAGCTCTTTTTTAAGTAAATCAGAAATTTTAGAAATTGTTGATTTAGAAGGGCCCATAGCTTCATTTAATAAATCTTTTAAACGATGGTTTTTAAAACCTGTTTTAGTAATTCCTTCATTCTTTTCATCACCAAATACTGATTGTATCTTAAATGCTAAATCTTTGAATCCTCTCATCTTTAATTCGAATGCGATTCCATCTAATGCATCTTTACCATCCCAACCAGCTTCGTTTGATGCGGCTCTACCTAACTCATCAGTTTCATCAGATGAATCACCATACTTAGAACCCCATGCAGTTGTTTTTACCCAATCATCATAACCAGGTTCACCTAAACCAGGTTTGTTTGGGTCTAATGATGGATTCTTTGCTAATTCTGGATTATCTTCCATAATTGCGATTAACTTTCTTGCTTCTGAGTGAAAGTTTGAATCAGTTAGTGCTTCATGTGCAGCTTGAACCATTTTAAGTTCGTATTCTTCTCTACCTAAGTTTTTTGGAGTAATACCCAATTCTTCAGCTTTTTTTCTTGTAGCTTTATTTACTTGAGGATTTCCTGCTCTACCACCAGACGAATCTTTTACAGTTCCATCTTTTTTATCATCTTTAAGTTTTTGAGCCAATTCTTTAGCGTATGCCATAGCATCTTTTTGGTTATCAAATGATTTATAAGTATCACCAGGATCAAATCCATCCTCATTAGCTAATCCTACCGAAAATGGCTTTCCATCTTTTTCATCATCACCAATAAGAAGAGTATCCGTTGAATCCGGTATATTATATTCAATTGCACCACCACTATTTAAATCTGCACTTCCATCTAATCCTAATTCTTTATTTAAGTAATCTTCTACTGAACGGCTTGTATCTGAACTCATTCCTCCATCACCATCTTTATCTAATTTAGGTGTAGATGATTTCTTTTCAGAATCAGGTGCATCGTATCCAGCATCTTTGGAGAACATATTAGGTTTTCCACCTTTAGGTTCTTTTTCACCATCATCCTCTTTTTTGTCGTGAGTACCAGCTTTTACAGCAGCATCTCTACTATCTTTGGATTTAAATACAGAAACCTTTCCAGTATCTTTGTTGATAGCAGTGAAAGATTCTTCATTTACTGATTCAGTTTGAAGTAATGAGTTTTTGTGTTTTTTAGCTACTGATAAAATTTGTTTCATTAAATCATTCACACTATCAGCATTACCTTTTGCTAAAATTTTTGTAGCACCATCATTATAAATCGAAAATGCGTATTCAGATTTTGGAGAATCATCACCAATACCAATCATAAATTTAGCATTGTTTATATAAAATTCATAGTTATCATTACTATTAATATCGTAATTTACCTTTGTACCTAAAACACGCTCTAATGTTTTTTGAATTTTTGAAGCTTCAATTCTTTGTAATTGTGCTTCTTTTAGTAAGTTAGTTAATTTAATCATAATATTATTTTTCACCTAATCTTTGTTTCATGCTTTCTGGGTCAATCTCTGAGATTTCGTAGTATCTTCCTAAAATATGCCCCATATCTTCATATAATGAATGTAACCTTTCATCTAAAGCTCTTGCTTCAGCAGCAACTTTATCAAATGATTTATCTAATTTTTCTAACTCGTTCATATTTCTTTTGATGGTTACTTTGTCAAACCAATCACCAGCCTCAGAAAGAGTTAATGTTTTTGCAGCCTCAACAACACCACCTAAAGTTTCTGCAGTTTCAACAATGTCAGATTGTCTTTTCATCTGCTCTTGGAAACCTTTATAAGTTGAAATGATTTCTAAGAAGTGTTTCTTAACTTCAGTTGCTAAAGGTCTATCATTTGCTTTTAGTGATTCTGATAAAGAAAACTTGCCATCTACGATTTTTACTTCGTTGATGTTTGTTTTTCTAATATCATTATAACCTTTGGCTACTTTAGTACCCCCTTTGTTCTCAACCTTCAAAGTAAATTTGTTGTTGTGAACGTAATCGTATATGTCAAAATTCTTTTTACTCATTATCCTATTTCCGTTATAATTTCTCTCATTAAATCTTGTGCTTTACAAAAGTTTCCACAAACATCAGTACCAATACTCTTAACTACTGATTCGTTCATTGGAGTCATAAATGCACCATGTGTAGATGGGTTGGAAACAAAATCCCAACCGATTAGTTCAAAATCTTCACCAACTAAAAGTTTATCACCCTTCATTGGTTGAGTAGAACCCATACCTCTCGATGAGATACCTAAAAGGATTCCAGCCCTTAATAATTCTTTTAATATATTTCCAGAAGGAGTAGGTAAGATTTCAACTGTACCTACAACATCGTTACCTTCCCAATGTACCTCTTTAATATTATGTGATACATTCTTTAAGTTGATAACTGAAGAGTCTGGATGGTCTAATTCACCTAATGCTCTTCTTTCTTTAATTAGAGTTTGATATTTGTTTATCTCTCTTTCTAATACTTCTTTTGGGTACACTCTACCATTTTGGTTTTCTGCACCTGAACGTTGAAGGATACCTTTAACCAAAGTTCTACCTGATGAATCTTCGTTCACCTTTCCTTCAAATAAGTTTGTTTCTATTAATAGGTTTTTCATATCGGTTATCCTTATTTATATTTTTTTAATAACTCAGCAAATTCTTTTTTCACACCAGATGATAATCTTTTGTGAATTCCAACTTTTGCTAACATAGGGATTGCTTCTTTCATTTGTGAATTATCAATAGCAATACCAGTTCTACTTCTTGATAACATAGGTCTTTGTAAGAACATTCTCATTTCAAAAGCTAAATCTTTAGAAATTTTAACTCCTTCAACCGATGAAGTTCTACCAGCTTCAACATCTTTCAACATTTCTACTTTACCCAATCTTCTTTCGTTTAACGATTCGTACATCGTAACTGCAACATTACCTGATTTTTGGTAGTTGACTAATTTTAATCCCAATGCATCGCCTACCTTTTTCATTTCAGGTTCACTCATATAAGTTGAAGTTCTAACTTCATACCCTTTTCCTTTTTTAGATAACTTCTTAATAGCTTTTACACTATTACCAGTTTCATTTTCAAAAGTGTTAGGAAACTCATATTTTAAGTCTGACATATTTCCTTTGTATGCTTCTTTAAGAGTTACAGGATAAGTCTTACCATTAAATTCAAATTCAGTTTTACCTTCTTCTTTTGCTTTTCTTGCAGCTTGAACAAATGCTCTACCTTCGGTAATTGATTCTCCAATTAAAGAATCAACATCAGCATGGATATCTTTCCACTTATTAAATTTTTGATTACGAAGTGCACTATAAAGAGCCATCGTATATTTTTGTGAGTTATTATGAATTCTTGATTTTACTAAGTCAACTGCTCCATATATAGGTTTTCCTTTTTGGATTGAATCAACTGCTGCTTTGAATGCTTTATATTGATTGAATGCATCTTCTTTTTTTCTATCTGTGATAACTTGGATAATGTAATCTTTTGCCTTATCCATATCACCTTTGAACTTATCTAAGATTTGTTGTGCACCTTTATCGTTTTTTTGTAATGCTCTTTCAAAGTTTCCGATTTGTACTTTTGCCAAACCTTTAGCATTGAAGTAATCTCTTTTATCAAAGATACCATATACTTTTTCAAAGGTAGAATCTTTTGATTTGAATTCTTCGTTTACATTTGTTTGACAACCACCTTCGGTTACACCACCACATCCACATCCACAATCATGTGATTCTTCTACTTTATATGTTTTACCACCAACTTCAAATTCATCTTCACCCTTTTCCTTTGCAGCAGTTACTGCAGCTCCAAATGCATTTCCTTCGTTTTTCTTTTCACCCTTAGCGTTCCATGCTGCATCAATCTTATTGAAGAACTCTTTCTTTTCTTCATCAGACATTGATGGGATAGATTTCCCTGCTTTCTCTAAAGCTTTTTTGAAAAATGTTTGATACTCAGTTTCTTCAGCCATAATCTGCCTGAGCGTGTCTTTGATAGTTTCTCTGGTAATATTCATAATTGCCAATCCTGTTTATAGTTCTGATATTGATTTTGAAATCCGATTCAACCTTTCTCTTATTTTAAAAAGATGTTTTTGAGTTCGTTTCCATTGGTCCTCAGATTTTAAACCACTTTCTTGTTTAATTTTACCATACCATCTTAGGAATGATTCCATTTCTGAAAGTTGTTTGTTGATTCCTCTAATCCCTAAACCAATTTTTTGCTTTGGAGTTCCCTCAGATTTTCTAAGCTCATTCCAACGATTTTCATTAACTTTACTATAACCAGTTGACTTGATAATATGATTAATGTAGTCATCATCAGATTCTTCATCTTCATCAGTACCATCAGTATCTTTAAAAGCATTAGGAGTATTATACCCAGCTATATCACCAGTGGTGGTAGCTTCATCAATATCTACATCTTCTTGCTCTATTTCAGCAAGTAAATCTTCAACTAACTTTTTTAAACTCATATTTTAGCTTTCAATTCTTTTATTAGTTCATATGACATCATCATTGATGAAACATGATTATCAGAAACATTCTTACCAATCTTAATATTAGATAAAACCGAAATAGTTTCTACTAACTTAATTTTAGTTACTTTATCTTTAATTTTTGATTGAATTGATTTTAATTCTTTTATAATATTTGGAATCTCTTTTGTTATGTAAGATTTGAATCCAGTTGTATTAGTTAAGTTATTAATATATTCTTTTAATAAAGATTTTTGTGATTCATTTAAGTTAGAATATTTTTTATTAAAAGTTTCTACTAAGATTTTATAAGTAAGTAATCTTAAATCCTTTTCTTGTTTTTTATAAGATTCTACTAATTTATCTTTTTTGGATTGAGTCTTAGTTGCTGGATTAGATGTAATAGATTCAATGAGGGTAATCTTTGAATTGAATACATCTTTTATATCATAGTTATCCATCTTTTTAGATTCAAAAATCTTATAGATAGATGCCATCAAACGATAATTAGAGATAGGTGAAGAAAGGAATTCATCCATATTGAATGATTCGTTAATTTTTTTAATAAGATTATACTTCTCTCTTTGAAGTTGCTTCTGGTCAATACGATTATGTGCTTCATTGACTGTATCAATGAACTTTTCTGCTCTTGATTCAGATTTGTACTTTTCTTTCATAAGAAGTTCGTACAATCTTAACTCTTTGTTTAACTCTGTTTTTGGACTAAAAAATTCACTTACGATTTTTTTAGCTTTCTCAGTAGTATCCCCATTAAGAACTTCTAAGGTGATTTGTCTCACTAAAAGTTCGAATAGAATACCAGTATTTTTAAATTTTGAATGTTTTACCCTCTTCATTGTGTTTTTATCCTATAATAATATATCAATATACGATACAATACATCGTATATAAATATAAGTTAATTTTGATTTCCTAAAATTTTATTCATCAATCAAATTTGTGTCATCTAAAAAGTCTCCGTTTTCACTCATCAACTTTCGTTTTGCAGAAACTCCATTAACATATTCTTTAGCAACTTTTTGCTTAGATTCTGTTTTCTTTAGTACTTTTTGATTCTCTTTTTTACCCAATGGGTCTCTCCCATAGGGATGTTTATCTTTACCATAGGTGTTTCCCTCTTTTGGTCTACCACCTTTGTTCTTTAATTCAGTTTTTAGTTCCTCCAGTTCATCTTCAACATCAGTAGGTTCTGCTTCCATTGCTGGGTCTGAACCTTCATCTTCAATTGAACGATATCTAAATCTATCTTTTAAATCATTAATAAGTTGAGTTTTTTGGAAATCAACCTCATCTTCACTAAAGTTAAATATATTTTTGTATGCCCAATCTTTAGATACCATATTTAATCCTTGAATATCAGAAACTAATCTAACTTTCTCACTCCATAAATTTACTTTTTCTTGCTCATAAATAGTAGATGGATTAACTAAGTTTAGTTCAAAATCTACCATTTCTTTTCCTTCAATACCTTGAGCTGCTAAATGTGTTACAGCAATCTTAGTTAATTCTGAAATAAGAGTTCTTTGAATTCTTTCAATTGTTCTTGCGAATCTCACATCTTCTGCTGCAAGAGTTGCTTTACCATTTACATTCTCATCATATCCTAAATATGCTTTTGGAATTTTTAATGCTGCAAACATTTTATTCTTTAAGTAATCGATATCATCGATAGCAGTATATTCTAAACCACCCAATGAATCAATTTCAGTTCCACTATCACCACCCCTAACAGGTAAGAAGAAATCTTCAGTTAGGTTTTGGATATTATACTTTAAGTTGTAATCACCAGTCTTTTTGTCAACAAATGGAGTTTTCTTCATTTTGTTGATAATTCTTTGCATATAGTTATCAACTTCTTGTGGTGGAATATTACCAATATCGATTTTGAAAACTCTCTTATCTGGTGCTCTCATAATTCTATGAATTAACATAGCATCTTCCATCAAAGAAACTTGTTTCCAAATTCTTCTACCATTCTCAATCATTGCTTTTCCATATGGTAGGAAGTTAGTATCAGATAATAATCTAAAATGTACTACTTCATAGTTTTCATATTCACCTTTACCATTTGGGTCGTGATTAACTTTAAACTTTACATAGTTTGGATTGTTAGGGTCAGTATTTTCCAATCTTTCAGTTTCATAAACTGGAAGTGGTTTTACATTGATAATACCAACACCTGGTTGAATCTCCTGCACTAAGAAGAAATCACCATACTTAACCATATTACGAGTCCAAGACCAAAGGTTGAACTCAATATTAAGAATATCATAGAAAAGATTTTCTAAGATTTCTTTTATCTTTTCATTTTTTGATTTGATTTGTACAACTTCACCGAATTCATTTTTAAGTGTACATTCATCTGAATATATATCTAATGCTGATGAGATAATTGGGTCATTATCCATAGCATCATAATCTCTGAATAGTTCTCTACGAACTTGATGGTATGCCATCGATTGAGCTGCCATCTGGTCTCCGTAAAAAGACCTTTGTAGTTTGGTGTACCTATCTCTTAAATTCATTAAGTTAGTACCACCCTGCTGTCTATCATCTACATCGACTACTTTTCGTTTCCCATCTCTATCAACCTTTACGATTGCTTGAGTGGAAAAGAGTTTTGTTAATCTCTGAAAGAATGAACTATTGTTTTGTACTTCTGCCATTTTGTTTTTTTATTTTATAACCTTTATTTATTTACCATGCTTTACAACTCCAATACCTAGCCTTGTGTCTTGGTCCTGGTGTATCACAATTATGTCTAGCTCTAAAAGCTTTTCTTCTTGATGGAATATCTTTCTGAATCTGCATTGTTTTCTCACCTGCCTTTTTAGCTGATGTTCCACCATGTCCGAAGTTTACCTTTACAACATTTCCCTTTGGATTTTTCACATACACTTTAAACTTCTTAACATCACCTCTCATAGGTTTATTAAGTTTTACCTTTCTACCTTGATATTCAGCTTCGTTTATATCTTCCTTCATTGTTTTTAGGAAGTCAACAAACTCCTTTAAATCATAATAGTTTTCTACATCGTATTCTTCGATGTTTTCATCTAAAACTGATTTAAATTCTTTGTAAAGTTCTTCTGAATAGTTTTCCATAATAGTTCTTATAATTAATCTATACTATATAAATATAAAATTTTTATTTTATAACCATTTACTCAAATCTTCTGTATCATCACCGATTTGCATTTGCCAAGGGTTTTCATCATTATCATTTCCACCATATACCCCACTATAAGTATAAGATGAAATACTGTTAATTGCCTGTTTAGTTAAATCAATACCTTCCTGTCTTAATCTCAAAGCAGTATCTCTTACCCACAAAGAAATTGCTAAACTCATTGTTAAATCATCATTATAACCTCTCATAGCTTCAGCCCTACCATTCATCCATATAAATGTGAATAATTCATCAATAGTTCTAACTGAACGGATAATAATTGATTTCTCTCTAATATATTCTTCCAACTTTGAAATAATCAAAGGTCTAGTTCTTGATGTGGTTGAGAATCCAGCTACCATACTCTTGTCTTGAGAACGATATCTATTTGAGTGTTGGTGTTCAACATCCACATATTTTAAATCCTTACTCATATAATATAAGTTAGGATAATTTCTATCAATAACTTGTTGAATTGTTGCCCAACCAATATTAGCGTTTTCAATTACCAATAATGCGTTATTATATTCCGTTGATAGAGATACTAAGAAATTACCAAAATCTTTGGTATCTAACTTACCTCTATATTCAGCCACTTGTTCAGATGCCTCAACATCAATAACATGAGCTGCTGAGTAATCCGAAGAATCACCTCTAGCAACATCCGCTACAACTATGTATGATTTTGTATAATCAGGAAATTGCCATTTCCATAAGTTTCCATCAAACCCACCTTTTTCAATAGGTTCTTGTACATAAGTTTCTTTGTAA